CAAAAACACAAAAGAAAATTTTACTATTATATTATTCATTTGTTCAACTCATTTCTGATATAATGTGTATGTGCATACTCAGTAATGAGGAACCCTAGTTGTAGCTTGAACTGCAGCTGGGGTATTTTTTATTTAAACCAATCAAATATTTCAATTGTTCCATTTAATCTAAAACAGATAGTATAATGACTATATTTTATTTTTCCATCACTTTTATTGGCATATACTGAAACGGCGCGTTTCAAAGTTGATAGAGGGATATCTAAAAAATCAGCACATTCTTGATAGGTTACAAGTTGCTGATGATAACAATCAACGATATCTTGTAGGGTTACCAATAAAGTAGCACCCAGATTTCGAGCCTTGTTCTCTTGTTTCTTTTCTTCAAGGGTTTCCTGTCTTGAAATATCTCCTGTACCAGTAAGATAATGTGATATTTCTTCTGCTACAGTATTATTTAAAGTAGTGCTATCTTGCTCGGGATGTAAATAAATAGTTTCATTATTAATCCATCCTTTTTGCTTATTGGGCATTAAGGGGTCAAAAACATATTTCAAATCTGAATACTCTGCCATGAGTTTTTCGTGCAACTGCATTAAATCACCTACAACTTTACAATGGATTATTTTTTCTGAATTCAATGTACTTCAATATATCATTCATATCTTCTTCTGAAACGTCATCATCTACATGAGTAGCAATTAACTCGCCTTTAGGACCTAATTGTCTTTTAGGTAAAGTGTCTCTTCCTAATAGATAATCTACTGATACATCGAAGTAGTCTGCGAGGATTTCTAAACGTTCTTTAGTAGGATTGTCTGAACTTTTCATTCTATAGAGTACATTTTTAGATAAACCAAGTTCTTCTTCAACTCTATTTAAGGATTTACCTTGTTTATCAGCTAATTTTTTTATCCTTTCAAATACTGTCATATCAACAATCTCCTTAAGTATCACAAGAAAAATTAACTTTTGTGTTAAAAATAGTTGATAATTGTTAACTTAAATGTTAATATAGTTCTTGTAAACAAGTTTAATAACTAAAAAGACAATAAAAACGTTACTGATTAATAAAATGCCAACGACCAAGAAAGCTTTTAAATCAATGTTTTTTACGTCTTATTTAACTATGAATTTATATTAACATTTATGTTAAAAAGTGTCAACATAGTTTAAAAAATAGTTGTTAAATTTGTTTACAAAAAAGGAAAGGGGGGATCGGAGTGACAGATATTGCAGAAATCACTCTACAAGATAGAGAGAAAATTAAACAGTATGTTAAGTGTTCGGAAAATTTAACGTACACAATGCTTGCTAAAAGATTCAACATTAGCAAAAGCAACTTATCTTTGATTATTAACGGTAAAAATACATCGGCGGAAGCGAATAGAATTATCGACTCGATTATTACTATGTACGAATTGTAAAAGGAGGAGCTGGTGGAATGAAATTACAAGTTGATGCAATTGATATTCTTCCTAAGCTGAGAGACGAATTTGAAAAGCTAGCTCGTGAAATCGTTGAGAGTCTTTTCAATAATTTAATGGCTAATTACATGAAACAAAAAGAATTGCCTAGATACATGAATAAAAAGCAAGCTTGTCAGTATATGAATACGTCTTTTCCTACTTTGAAAAATAAGTATATAGCTAATGGTTTACGTGTAATCACTATCGATGACGAGGAAAAGATTGATCAAAAAGACGCAGATGCATTCATGGAAAAACATAAATCATAAAACGTGTGGGGCGTAAAAAGATAGAGGTGGAAAAGTTGAAAAAGCATTTTAATCTGTGGGTCGTGTTGTCGTTGCCAATTTTGGTTTTGATTACAAATCAAATACATGTTGCTTTCTCATTGGCTTTACTTGGCGGTGCTTACGTTGGGCTAGGTATCAGTTACGATCAAATTTCTTTTCAGTACGACGAAAAAAAATATTTAAATAAACGCTAGGGTTAAACCTCCAAGGGAAACGAGTACGGCGTTTATTGAATAGAAGGAGAAAAAATGAATATAAGACGAAAGAAAAAAATGAAATCTATCGCAGAAAAAATTGCTGAATTAAGCGAAGAGCTTGAGATGCTGCAAGACGAAGAACAAGAGTATATGGACAATATGCCAGAGAATTTGCAAGGGTCCGAGCGATATGAAGTAGCTGACCAAGCTATTGATACTATGGAAGTTGCCATCGATAGATTGAACGACGTTTGCACCGAATTGGAAGAAATCTACGAAAATTGAAAGGAGGTGAGTAGATAATGCCAGAATACAAAGACGAAAAGGGTTATACCATCGATGAACAAGGTAACAAATCTGCCCAGATGACATTGACACCAACTATTTACGTTGGAGATGTAACTTTTGATAATGGTGAAAAAGCACAGATTTTAACCACTTGGGGACAGTCACCAATAGTTAGATTTGATGATGGTTCAGAGGTGATTTGGAATTGGAAAGAAATTATTAATGAAGCGGTAAAAATTAAGGATGCAAGAAAAAAGCCTACCTCGGCGGCAACCGAGATAAGCAAATAAAAAATATGAACATATCTAAGGAGAGTTTATCACAAATGAATAAAATAGACCATTTAATAAATGTATTGGTTTTGGAATGCAAGAAACAAAATATTCCAGTATTAGTTTCAGTTTCTATTGATGATGAAATAACCGTACAAGGTTTTGGTTCCCACTCAAGTATGACTGAATCAGTCAACGCAATTCAAAAAGCAGTAGTCGATGAATTCGAGAAAGGAGATAACGAAGATGCCGATGAAGATCAATAGTTTAGAAGTCGAGAACATTAAACGTGTCAAAGCAGTAGTCATTCAGCCTACAGAGAACGGCTTAACTATTCTAGGTGGGAATAATAACCAAGGGAAGACTAGTGTATTAGATGCAATTGCTTGGGGGCTAGGTGGAAATAAATACAAACCTTCCAATCCTCAACGTGAAGGTTCTGTCACACCACCTAATCTAAAAATTACCATGAATAACGGTCTGATTGTTGAACGTAAAGGCAAGAATTCAGATTTGAAGGTCATTGACCCTCAAGGTAACAAAGGCGGTCAACAGCTTCTAAATAGCTTTGTAGAAGAGCTAGCCATTGACCTACCAAAGTTTATGGAATCTTCTTCTAAAGACAAAGCGAATATTTTACTACAGATCATCGGTATTGGTGATCTGTTGGAAAAATTGGAAATGGAAGAGAAATCCATCTACAACGAACGTTATCAAGTCGGACGGATTGCCGATCAAAAGAAAAAGTTTGCTGAGGAACAACCGCACTATGCTGATGCGCCTAAGGAATTAATTTCTACTATGGATTTAATTCAACAGCAACAACAAATTCTAGCTATCAATGGTGAAAATCAACGGAAACGTGAAAATGTTCAACGTCTACAAAATAAGTTTGATTATGAGGCACAACAAATTGAGCAACTACGCCAACAGTTAGCCAAAATGGAAGAAACGCATCAATTGACTGCCAATGATTTAGCGATTGCTCAAACGTCTGCAAAAGATTTACAAGATCAATCAACAGCAGAATTGGAACAGAGTCTTCAAAACGTGGAACAAATCAATGTGAAGGTTCGTGCGAATTTTGATAAGGAAAAAGCGGAGTTGGACGCAGAAGAATACGCAAAACAATACCGAGCATTAGATGAAGGAATTAAAGCAGTTCGAGAAGAGCGCATGAAGCTATTGAACAACGCTCAGTTGCCTTTACCTGGACTATCTGTGTTAGAGGGAGAATTAATCTACAACGGCCAACAGTGGGACAACATGAGCGGTTCTGATCAGCTAAAAGTATCTACTGCCATTGTTCGTAAGTTGAAACCAGAATGCGGTTTTGTCTTGCTGGATAAATTGGAACAAATGGATATGATTACGCTGAACGAATTTAGTCAGTGGTTACAGCAAGAAGGACTGCAAGCAATTGCAACACGTGTTTCAACGGGCGATGAATGTAGCATTATTATTGAAGATGGCTATGTAACTGAAAATAAATTACTTGAGGGCGGAACACCACCTCAACAAGCAACATCTAATACAACACCAACGTGGACGAAAGGAGCATTTTAAATATGAATATTACGCGAGGAGTTATTGCTAAAGCACAAAAGCTAGTAATTTACGGACCAGAAGGGATTGGTAAATCAACATTAGCTGCACAATTTCCTAATCCATTATTTATTGACACGGAAGGCAGTACCAATAATATGGACGTCGCTCGTTTAGATAAACCATCAAGCTGGACTATGTTGCTGCAACAAATCGATTTTGTAAAACAAACGATGCCTTGCAACACTTTGATAATCGATACAGCAGATTGGGCAGAACGATTATGCATTGATTACGTTGTTTCAAATGCGAATAAAACCAGTATCACACAGTTTGGATATGGTGAGGGATTTATTCAATTAGAAGAAGTATTCGGTAAATTTCTAAATAAATTAACAGATTTAGCAGAAATTGGCATCAATATTGTTCTTACTGCCCATGCAAAAATTGTGAAATTTGAACAACCGGATGAAATGGGTGCCTATGATCGTTGGGAATTAAAGTTAGGAAATAAAACCACTGCTAAAACTGCTTCAATTACGAAGGAGTGGGCGGATGCAGTATTGTTCTGCAATTACAAAACGTTGTCGGTAGCTGCAGATGATAAAGGTAAAAAATTTAAGGGACAAGGAGGTAAACGTGTCATGTACACAACGCACCAT